ATCCTAATATCACCAATAGTGATATAAATCCAGCGAATCCACTTGTTGCAAATAAATTCACTAAACTAATCAGATTACCAATAATGTCCATACCGAAGAACCCGCCAACAAAAATCAATTGAACGAGAACCCCAAGACCAATAATAGATAATAGCACATCTTTAAGACCTGCCACTACATCTACTATCATAGCCATAGTATTTTTCATATTCGTTTCCCCCTTTTATTAATCTAAAAAGACTACAAATTCCGTAGTCGTATAATAACTATATACCAAACCAACAAAAATCAAATGATATATAAATATATATCCCTATTTTTTCGTATCTTACTATTTATTATTAGGTAAAAAACAGGCAAAATTATGGCAACAGATTACGAAATATTCAAAGGCAAAACACTCGGTGATGTATTTAAAGACATCTATGATAATTCCCACACCAATAAAAAACAATTAGAAGTTCTAATGAAAGAGGTGGTAGGGTTCATCAAAGACGGGGATACTGCTATACAAATTATACCTATGTTGAAAGAATACTTAGAGATAAATGTAAAGAACGACGAACAACTTGTTAAGTTGGCAACTATCGTTCAAAGAATTACTGCGGCAGAAAAGAGAGTATCGGATTCAGGAGATGAGTTCGGATTAACTGAAGCAGAAAAAGAACAATTGATGAACGCAATAGAATCAGATGTTCAAGAGTTACAAGTAAAGAAAGATGAAATTGAGTCTTCAATCACAAAGGAAAATTAATGTTAAAGTTTGAACCAGCAGAGGTTCTTGAAGTATATACTGATACACTTGATGAATCTTCAATTGGTGCCGTAAAAGCAAGGTTTGATATATCTCAACAGAATCAACCACTTAGAGATGCTAAAATATTTTATCCATTAGATTCCAATGTATTGCAAGTTCCCGTACAAGGAGAAGAAATATTAGGTTGTGAGTTTGGTGGGAAATATTTTTATATGTCGAAGTTGAATAAATCCAACACAGCAACTAATGATTCTAACTTTGGAGTTAGTGCATTAGGAACTGGTGACCCATATGAAGACTTTAAATTTAGATTTGGTAAGTATTTCAATCCGCCTTCTCGTGTAAAGAAATTATTGATGAGAGAAGGTGATACAATTATACAAGGACGATTTGGTAATTCAATTCGTTTAGGAAGTAATCAATTCCAATCAGGTAGTACAGATAAAAGAAACTTAACAGAGTCACCAAATGTAAAAATCATAGCAGGTGGATTTACCAATGGTCCAATTTATAATGAATCATTAGTTTCAGATTTATCTTCTAAAATTATACAAGAAGAAAAGAGTTCAGTTTATTTAACAACGGACGAATATGTTCCGTATGAAGATGTGGGAGTAACATCAACATTTGATAATAATGAAACATACTTTAAACCACAGGTAATTATACAATCAGATAGAATTGTATTTAACTCTAAGGGTGATGATGGTGGAATAGGTATTTACTCAAGAGATAATATTGAACTTAAATCAGCAGATAAAGTTGAAATAGATTCACCAACAATAGATATTGGTTCAAACTCACTTGTTCCCACAGTATTAGGAAATAAAGATTTTACATTTTTAATTAACTCTTTAATTGACGGGAAGATTTCATCTAATGAAAGTGAAATAGTAGAAGAATCGGCCAGTCCAGCTCCCAACGCAATAAAGATAGCAGAACTGACTAAGGAAAATGTAGAATTAAATAAAATTAAAAGTGGTAAAACTTACTTAAGTAAAAAAATAAATGTAGAATAGGAGTAGTAATGAAGAAAAATGACTTAATAAAAATAATCGAATTAGTTGTCCGTAAAGAAGTTAAAAAACAGATGACCGAGATATTTATTAATGAAGATAAAGAAATCAAATTAGCAGAAGTGGTTTCTAAACCCGAACCTAAAAAGGTTCTCAATAAACCTAAAAAACAATATAGTAAAAATACAGCATTGAATGAAGTATTGAACAATACCAATCCATTAGGAAAAAGTCAACAAGATGAATATCCAACATTGGGTGGTGGTGTTTTAGGTTCGGTTATGGGGATTTAGGTAAAGGACAGAATAAAGAAATGGCAAGAGAAGTTGCGGCAGTAGACACCATTAAGAAAGCGGGTGTTTCAGTAGACCAAGTTCCAGTAGGTGTTCAAGATGCTTTAACCCGTGATTACTCTGGACTAATGAAAGCAATTAACAAAAAGAAAAAGGGTGAGGATAACTTTAGACCTTAAAACTAAATGAGTATAAGAGAAATAGATAGAAATGATGATGTATATATTGGATTAGAGTTTCCATTAGACCACAATCTAACAGGATTTTTTAGGCAATCTAAAACTATACAAGAACAAGTAAAATCTAATATTAAAAACTTACTATTAACATCAAAGGGTGAAAGAGTATTTCAACCAAACTTTGGTTGTGACTTAAGAGACTTATTGTTTGAACAAATAACTAGTGAAACTTTAGATGGAGTTGATAATAGTATTAGAGTTGCTTTAGATACTTGGTTACCTTATGTTAATATAAATGATTTAATACTTGTTCAAGATGAATCTAATCCAAATGAGATAACGATATCACTTGAATACTCAACAACACTTCAACCAGACGCACTAGATAATATAACCTTTAATTTGGTTGTAGGAGAATAAAATGGCTACGAATGTAGATTACCAAACAAATAAAAAAATAGTAAAAAAAGATGTAAGTTATCTCGGTAGAGACTTTTCATCCATTAGAGAAAATCTTTTGGAGTTCGCAAAATCTTATTTCCCAAATACTTATAATGACTTCAATGAAGCATCACCAGGAATGATGTTTATTGAAATGGCATCATACGTTGGAGACGTAATGAATTACTATGTTGACAATCAATTTAAAGAAACACTTTTACAATATGCAGAAGAAAAGAAAAATGTTTTTGATATTGCACAATCTTATGGATACAAACCAAGTTTGGCAATACCAGCAACTGTAGAATTAGAAGTTTCACAATTAGTTCCGGCAAAAGCAGTCGGTGGTGGTTATCAACCCGATATAGATTATGCAGGAGTAGTCTCTGGTAATTCAATTATTACTTCAGATACTGGTGTTGATTTTACCATACTGGATGATGTTAATTTTAAAGCATCAAGTTCATTAGACAGAAGAAGCGATGAAGTTCAAACACCTTCATCAGGAACAATACCAACACAATTTAAATTAACTAAAAAGGTATTAGCAAAATCTGGAGACACCATAACTGAAACTTTCTCATTTACCGGAGCAAAGAAGTTTGATAAGATAACCTTATCAAATGAAAAAGTAACTGAAATTGTATCGTGTGTGGATAGTAATGGGAATAGTTGGTATCAAGTTCCTTTCTTAGCACAAGACACAGTATTTGAATCAATAGAAAATACTACTTTAAACGACCCAGAATTTGCATCACAAAAAAGTGATACACCTTATATGTTAAGATTAATTAAATCATCAAGAAGATTTACAACATATGTTCGTGAAGATAATAGAATGGAATTAAGATTTGGTTCAGGTGTTAGTGACAACGCAGATGAAACACTAATTCCGAATCCAGATAATGTCGGTTCAGCGTTAAGTTTTGGAGTAACACATTTAGATACAGCATTTGACCCAACAAATTTTATGAATACAAGAACGTTCGGTTTGGCACCAAGCAATACAACACTAACCATTACATATCGTTATGGTGGAGCAGTAGAGCATAATGTTAGAAGTAATTCAATTACTTTCCCGAAAAATATAACGTTTGCGATTCAAGAGGATGGTTTAACCGCATCATTGGTTCAAACATCAAAAGATAGTTTAGGTTTTACAAATTCAACAGGAGCATCGGGTGGAGCAAGTCAAGAAACATTAACCGAAATAAAACAGAATGCTGCAGCATACTTTAATGCACAGAACAGAGCAGTTACAAAAGCTGACTACATAACAAGAGTTTATTCTTTACCACAAAAATATGGTAATATAGCAAAGGCATATATTGTTCAAGATACACAATTACAAGAAAACAATGATACCACTACTGAGATTCAAAATCCATTAGCATTGAATATGTATTTGTTGGGATACGATGGTAATAAATACTTAGCAAAATTAAACGACGCAGTAAAACAAAATTTAAAAATGTATCTTTCCCAATATAGATTAGTAACAGATGCAATTAATTTAAAAAACGCATACATAATCAATATTGGAATTAGATTTGCAATCGTTACACAAAGAGGGTTTAACCAAAATGATGTATTGTTTAGATGTATACAAAGAGTAAGAAATCATTTCAATACTGATAAGTGGCAAATAAATCAACCAATAGTATTGAGTGATATTGCATATCAGATTTCATTAGTTGACGGAGTAGCAAGTGTAGTTCCACCAGACGGAACCAATCCAAACAATTCACTTATTCTTGTGGAGAACAAAGCAACAACATCAAGTGGATATAGTGGAAATGTTTATGATGTAGATTCTGCAACAAAAGACGGAGTTGTATACCCATCAAAGGACCCAAGTATATTTGAACTAAAATATCCAAATACTGATATTATCGGTAAAGTAGTAGGAGAATTATAATGCATTATTTTGAATTTGGAAAAAGAGACGCTTCAATTTATTCGGGTGGAACAACAGCTTCCATTAATACTGGATTAGATGAGATATTAGAAATTAACAAAAATGTTAATCAAAGTGGAACCGTATCTAACATATCAAGAATATTGATTGACTTTGACTATACAACTATATCGGAATCAATACAGAGTGGTAAGATTCCTTCAACTGCAAAATTTTATTTAAATTTATATGACGCAACTTCAGAAGAAGTAGAAGCAGAGCAAAGTATATTTGTTCATATGGTTAGTGGTAGTGCTTGGAAACAAGGAACAGGAAAACTTGACCATAGTCCAGTAACATCAGACGGAGTTACTTTTCAATATCGTGACCACGAAAACAAAACACCTTGGGTATCAACATCAGTATTAACTGATGGGGGTTCTTGGTGGTTAAATAAAACTGGACAATATGCAGTTAGTTCATCATACGCACTAACATTTGATAGAAAAGATATCAGAGCAGACGTAACGGACTTAGTAAAAAATCACATTTATTCAAGTTCAGTTTATCCTAATAGAGGATTTATTGTAAAGAGAAAATCACTTCATACGGGTTCAGTTGACTTTTCATACAATCCAGGTGGAGACGCTACACAAGATGAGAGTAGTTCAGATAGGTTAGGAAATCTAAAATACTTTTCAAGAGAAACACATACAATCTATCCACCTAAGTTGGAAGCAGTGTGGGATGACTCAAGTTTTTCGACAGGAAGTTTAACACCATTGAGTTCAACAGATTTAGAAAGATTAAAAGTATATTTTAAAAATTTAAGAACAGAATATAAAGAGGGTTCGGTAACTAAATTAAGATTAGTTGGTAGAGAATTATATCCAACTACTGCATTTTCTACAACACCATCGGAACTATCAGTTAAGTATTTACCGAGTAGTTCAGTATTCTATTCAGTAAAGGATGCAGATACAGAAGAAACTATTATTCCATATGGAACAGGTTCGGTAGTTAGTTGTGATTCCACGGGTAATTATTTCAACTTATGGATGAATGGATTACAAGCAGAAAGAAATTATCGTTTTTGTGTCAAAGTCGTTAGTGGTAGTGGAACAGCAGATGAACAAACAAATTTCTATGACGATGACTTTGAATTTAGGGTGGTGAGATAATGCCATATACATCAGCAGAAGAAGCAGTTCAACATTCCGATTACTATACAAAGTTCAGAGAACTTGAACGAGAAAGAATTAGAAAGCAAATTCTTGAAAAGAGAACTGACTATTTAACAAATCCAAAATTTAACACAAGTCTTACGAGAGACTCTCGTGGATTTATACTTTCATTTGAAAATCCAGACTTATTTGGAAAAGCAAATGAACCAGAATACGAACAAGTTACAATTGACATAAAAGAAAAATACTTCAATACAAGATACTTAGAAAAAATAAATACAACCTTTGAAGACTTGGTGGATTAACGATGCCTAAATACGGATTTACAGAAAGAGAATTATCAACTTACTTCAAACCTAACAAACAAAACATTTCAAATTTTGGTAGGGTATTTGACTTTAATAATCTTGATGCTGAATTTAAACCACTCTACCTTGGTCAAAAAGATTATATTAAGTTATGTATATATAGTGTTCAGACTAATCAAATCTTACAAGAAACAATTTTACGAGTTAAAGATTTAAGTCCAAACTATGATTTAAAATATTTAAAATTAAATGTTGGACAGCACCTAAGAGATTTAGGAATTGATGAGGGCGATTACAAAGTTCTATATAAGTTCTTAAGAAAGATTGCCGGAGACGATAGTCAATTTTTTGTTACTGATGAAAGTGGTGGAACCTATGATGGTCCTTACGAATCATTTGACGGACTTTTTTATAAAGTGGTTAATGATGTAGTTGATTTGGAACAGCAAGTATATGAAAATCGATTTACATATGTAATAGATACAATCAATACAAAAGGTGACGAACTAATATTACGAGCAGATGAAAATGTAAGTAATGATATTTACAAAAACAATTTAAGAAATTTAAATTTAAATGTAGTTGCAGCTCCGAATTATAGACAATCAGTTCCAAATAAATCAATTAAATTTAGTAGTAGTAGTTTTGCAGACTTAACATTAATTAATGAAGGAACTCCTGAAGACGGTGGTGTTGACTTCCAATTTCAAAAAGCAATGGAAGGTCAAACAATTGTTTTTGAAAACTTTAT